GCAATGTCACACCGTTGTTTGGGTGAACGTTGTAGATACCTACAAACCCTTCGTCATCAGAAGACAGTAGCCAACCTTCAGTAAGGTCTGGAACCCATGTCTCTGGATTCATGCCGTCTTCAGCTATGGTCTTCCACAGCTCTGGCATCGTCGCAATTTTTTTAATCAAATCAGAGTCTTGCGTTTCTGATATCACACAGCCACCCAGCCTTTTGACGTATCGCCGCCTATATCTGGCTGCATTTTTCTGTATTCTATCGACCCGCTTGATCCGGTCGAATCTATATACAAACTGTACTGCCTCGCTGATATCACGCTTTCTGGCGACCCCGAGCCAACAATAGGAATGCTTAAACTTGCATCCTGAGTAAATTGTCGAAACGGCTGAGCCATAGTTCCGTCTTCTTGCACGATAGGTTGAGCTTGATTAAGTCGTGGGCTTGTCACTTATCACCACCAATAATGTTGGCTGTGAGTTGAATGATTACAGGTTTTACCGCATCAGTTAAAGTAAATCTAAACACCTCAAACCTGCCTGCTCTGCCGTTCCTGCGCCATATAGCTCTACGAGTATATTCGCCTATCTTACCTATGCTACGAGATATAGGGCCGCTCCATGTTTTGCCATCCTTGGAGCGTTCAAGCGTAATTTGCGGGTCTACAACATTTTCATTTCCCACACCTGACTCTACTGTTAGCTCTAAGCTAGGAAAGAACACAGATTGCATATTATTCTGAAAAGGCTGAGTCGCAACGCGTCTAATAATTGCTATTTGATATTCAGTGTAAACATTAGGATTTAATTCACCAATTCTGCCGTCAATAATATCTCCGCAGAATATTGTGTTATATGCCTTTACCACTGAGGCCACCCTGTAAGTGCCAAGAAAGCCCTCTATCAAAGATTTTCTTTCATGCCATCTCTGAGATGTCGTGTCATACACAAGCGTTGTAGAGGGCAGGGAGAAGCCTATAAAGTAACCCCCTTTGCTTGCATAGGCCCATGAATACACAGAAGCTACTTGAGATTCAGTTAGCTTTGACAATAATGAATCTATAGCCGTGGTAGATACTTTTACTGTGCTATTACCGTTCAATGCCCATATAGCTGGCCCTTCATTCTCTCCACCGCCAACCCACATAAACGTGTCTTGAGCATTAACCAGAGAGTTTGGCGCGTAACAACCTTTCTGGAGGAATAGACCTGTACGCTGAAAAGGAAAGTCTGCTCCACCAATATTCTGAAACGCCTCAAAGGTCTGACCACCAGAGATAAACAATTGGTTTTTATAAACGACAGGAGCAACAATGTCATCAGGGTCGGACTCGGCAGTACCGAAGTCTAAAGCGTTGTAGCTCAAGCCGTCATTGATGGAGCTTACTATAAACTTCTTAGAGTCTGTGGTGATTAAGAAGTAGCCATCTATGAACACTACAAACTGGGGGAGACCATTTGCAGTGAAGTCCGAATCTGTAATTTTAGAAAAAGTATCAGTAATATGGTTGTAGATGTATCCATTGCCGTTGGGAATTAGCACCATAAGTTGTGTGCCGTTATCAGCCATAGAAACTCTAGTGTTACCCTCAATCTCACCAATAAATACCAGAGTATAAACACCGTCACTCTCATCTAAACGATACAGCCTTGTGCCATTTAGAAAGTACGGCTTGCCAGCCATCTCGTGCGAACCACGGTTGATATTATCTAAAGTGCCAGAGGTAGCAACTTGTGCCAGCCCCTCAGTGCCGAACAAAGTTTCTTGAGACAAACCAGTACCCTGAACAATGTTCGGATACCAGTTGGTACACTCTTGCGCTGCGATAGGTAAAGAGTCTGAGACATAGAAACCATTCGCTATAGGTAACTGAGTTACAGGCATCTAAGAGACTCCGAACAAACAATCCGTTACGGTGATATTATTTGTGCTTGTGCCGTTGGAAACAAATACCTCAAGATAATCAGATGTAGCTACGGAGACGTTATAAAACACTCCCACGTTTGCCGTATTGGATGCGGACACTAATCTGGATATTTTAGCGGCAGAAATAACAGTGCCATTTTTTGCCAAATGAACAGTTAGATCCTGATTTGTCCCAACCACATCTAGAGTTACAGAAGCCGTCAAACGAACTGTAGTAGTCGTTGAGCCTGTGTAGGTCAGCTTGCCTGTCGTATCTACTGTAAAACTGGAAAAAGTT